CCATTTATATAATATATAATATTTAATCTTATATTTTTATTTTATTTTTTATAAAAATTATTTAAGTCACGTTTATTTAATAAATTAATATATCTAATAAAAATTTATTAGATAGTACAGAAAAGTATTTAATTTAAGGGGGGATTAAATTAAGTACCGTGTAGTGCCAATCTTAAGACCCCTAGGTGTCTTAAGATTTTAGGCACTCACGCTAGCGAAAAGTGTTTAATTTAAGGGGGCCTTAAATTAGGCACTTTACGGTACTTTACGGTACCTATGATTGATTTGGATTTACTTTAATTTACGCGCTTAATTAATTTTCTTAGTTAATTTGCATAGATTTTTTTATTGATATATAAATACATCATTCGCAAGAGTACCTCCGCTCATATTTTTACAATTTCCTGAAGTACTATACTTATAATATTGTGTGGTTTTTGGACCAGTAGAACATGCATCACCACCATATTGAATAGCATATAAATCGTGATTTTTAGATCTAGCAATATTTCTACATTCAGTATTTGCATTATTTTTATTTACTCTTCTTAAACCGCCAGGTATTGCTCTAGCAGTATTATTGTCACCAAAACATCCAATATATTGCCAAGTTTTAGCAGGAGAAGTAGATTCCCATATTGTATTACCTGTGTTATCTACTAATAATAGTTTATTATTAAGGACTTTTAATGTAGAATTATTACCTATTACATCACCAGTTAAATTACCAGTTACATTACCTCTTACATCGCCGGTTACATTACCAATTGCATTACCTATTACATCACCAGTTAAATTACCAGTTACATTACCTCTTACATTACCAGTTAAATTACCAATTACATCACCGGTTAAATTACCAGTTAAATTGCCATTTGATTTATCAGATAAATTAGTTGATTCCCATATTGTATTATTATTGTTGTCAAATAATACTATTTTATTATTAAGAACTTCTAATCTGGCATTATTACCTCTTAAATTACCATAAACATCACCTCTCATATAGCCAGTTAAAGTGCCTGTTACATTACTTGCTGAGTTTGGTGCTGGGCTTGGTGCTGAGTTTGTTGCTGGAGTTGAGATTTCTGTTGGGATTTGTGATGGATTTCTAGGATCTTCTAAGATATAAACAACATTTGTATACGCTGCTCCTGTTTCATTATTACCACATGTAAAACCAGAACCAGGTTTTACAGGTCCATATTGATTATAATTCACAGATTTATCACTAGTAAAGCATGCCCCATTATCTTGCATTCCAATTAAATTATGACCACGTGATGTAGCTAAATTTTTACATTTAGATAATATTTCAGATTCCCCATAATATGTAGCCCACGGTGTAGTATTTCCATTTACATCTGTATATTTTGGTATTACTCTTTCACCTGTTCGATTATCCATAAAACAACCCTTTTTAACCCATTCTTGTGTTGCTGGTGCTGGGGTTGAGGTTGGTGATGGGGGTACTGGGTTTTCTTTGTAAGATCTAATAATATAAGAAATTGATGTATTCATTGTATTTACTAAACCTTTAAATATATTTCTATAAGTTCCAGTACCTTTAATTTGATTATCTTGTATATTTATTTGTTGATAATTATAAAATTCGCTCGAACTTATTCCTACATTATTATTAGTTGAAGTACTTTGTAATCCGCCAGTATTCTCATATAGTATCGTAAATAATTGTGTAATTTCAAGTTGAAATAAATTTTCATTACCATATATTTTTAATGACATATCATTATTATTATTATTTGTAGTATCAATAAGTTCTATAAGATTATCACCCGTTACTTCTATTATACTATTATTATCTGTATTATTTTGTATTCTAGTACTTGTAGCATCTGTAATTATTGAAACATCTTTATCTAAAGATAAAATATTAAATTTAATTGTATTATTAGTAATAATAAATGATATAAAAAATGAAGCTGGCTTATTATCAATAGTAGTAGATATAATATGTAAAAATCCATTCTTATTAATTGTAGTGAACCTCGCAACATATTTTTCTGGAAGATTTCTTATTACATTTTCAACACTGTTTACTACATATGAAGAAAAATTTTGTTTTTCAGCATCAGTTAATATTCTAGATGAGTCAACTCCAACTGTAGCTTTATTTCCTTTTCCTACTACCTGTAAATCTCCTAAATATGTTTCTGGGGTTGGTGCTGGGGTTGGTGATGCCTCTATTTGGTTATTAGCAAAATTGCACCAATGATCAGTATCATAACCAGTAATACCATATAGTTCTTTATGCATATTACCACATTTTAAAAAATTTGGATTTGATATTTGTTTACTTGGATCTGTACATGACCCCCAAATACAACCTACACCATCTGATGACATGCATGCAATATCTCCATCTATACGTTTAACAGGACTATCTATACCATTAATACATTGCCAATTTCCTAATGACCCAGCGTGTTCTTTTTTTTCAGAAATTTTAATGATCACAAAAATAATCAGTATAACCCCAACGATTATAACTATCTGTTTTTTTGTTAATTCCATTTATATAATATTTAATCTTATATTTTTATTTTATTTTTTATAAAAATTATTTAAGTCACATTTATTTAATAAATTAATATATTTATTAATTTATTAGATAGTACCGTCCAGTGCTCATTTCTGATTAGAATGGCTTAAGTTTGGCACTACACTGTACCGGATGACCAGAAGCAATATTACCTATTATTGATTTGGATTTACTTAACTTGCTTAGTTAACTTGCTTTAATTAATTTTCTTAGTTAATTTGCATAGATTTTTTTATTGATATATAAATACATCATTTGCAAGAGTACCTCCGCTCATATTTTTACAATTTGCTGAAGTACTATACTTATAATATTGTGTGGTTTTTGGACCAGTAGAACATGCATCACCACCATATTGAATAGCATATAAATCGTGCTTTCTAGATCTAGCAATATTTCTACATTCAGTATTTGCATTATTTTTATTTACTCTTCTTAAACCACCAGGTATTGCTCTAGCAGTATTATTGTCACCAAAACATCCAATATATTGCCAAGATTTAGCAGGAGAAGTAGATTCCCATATTGTATTACCTGTGTTATCTACTAATAATAGTTTATTATTAAGGACTTTTAATGTAGAATTATTACCTATTACATCACCAGTTAAATTACCAGTTACATTACCTCTTACATTACCAGTTACATTACCAATTGCATTACCTCTTACATCACCAGTTAAATTACCAATAACATTACCTCTTACATCACCGGTTAAATTACCAATTACATCACCGGTTAAATTACCAGTTAAATTGCCATTTGATTTATCAGATAAATTAGTTGATTCCCATATTGTATTATTATTATTGTCAAATAATACTATTTTATTATTAAGAACTTCTAATCTGGCATTATTACCTCTTAAATTACCATAAACATCACCTCTCATATAGCCAGTTAAAGTACCTGTTACATTACTTGCTTGTCTTGCTGGAATTGGTGATGGGCTTGGTGCTGGGCTTGGTGCTGGGCTTGGTGCTGGGCTTGGTGCTGGGCTTGGGGTTGGTAGAGGTCCTGTTTGAGATCCTTGCAATATTATTGCTTCAATTTCATATCCTATTATTAAAAGGATATACTTATCCATAAAATTGGTGAAGGTTTTAAAATTAGTTCCTGCACCACGACGTTCATTTAGATTTAAGTTCCTTTGAAATTCTGGTAATTGTTGTATAAAACTATAATAGTCTTCTGATTTTAATAGTTTTTTCTTGAGTATTTTTTCATTAGAATTAGCTTCATAATTAATCTTATCAAGTATGCCATCTATATTCTCTAGTTGATAAGATCCCGGTGTTTCAGTATTTTTTTCTTCTAATACAAGAAAATTATTACCTTGAGGTGTATATAATTTAATTTTATTAATATTATTAATATTAAATATAAGTTTTGAATTAATTTTATTTTTAATACTAAAATTAGAATTTAATAAAGTCATTGATATACTTTCATTTACATATAATGTCGTAATAGATAAACCAGTTGTGTTAATTTTAATTGATATAAAATATGTACCAAGTTCACCACCTGGTGGATTGTTAAATTTATAAAATAAGGCTTTATCTGATCTAATAAAAGTTTGATCCCTATCTGTTAATTCTGTTAATTGTACATCATCTTGTATATTTTGATTATTTCTGTTATAAAAGCGATCATTAAACATTTTTTTAATAATAGTTGATATATTTGTAATAATACCTATCTGAGCTTGATTATTTAATAAATATTGTGGATTTTGCATAACAGGTTCAAGTGGTTCTTGGGTTTGTGTGGGTGATGGTGCTGGTGTTGGTGTTGCTGGGGTTGGTTCTGGGCTTGGTGTTGAGTTTTGTTCTTTTGCTGACATTTCCTCTACATATTTAACTGCCATCTGTATAAATTTTGGTAATACAGTACCAGAGATATAACTTACATTTTCAAAAGTTATATTTGGTATAATGTTATATTCTATATTATCACGTTCTTGGTCTGTAATATCTGGTATTTTGTAATAGTCAGATGATCGTATTGAAAATGTATTCGAAATAGTTTGAAAAGTAGGAACATTATTAAAACTTCTATCAATATCAGATAATAAATTAGATACAACTCTTATCTCTTCACTACCTGAGCTAGTATTAGTAAATATAAATTTATCATCCCGAATAGATACTTGATTACAACCATTTACAGTAAATACGCTCTCAAAAGTATCTCCTCTTAATAATTTAAATTGGTTATTTTCTAATGAAAATAATATACGTTTATTAACATTAAGAGTATTTATTATTAGTCCATCGTTTGAAATTATAATTGATACAAAACTTGTTATTTCAATTGGTGGACTATCAGCAGATGTACTAACCATATAAAACAGAGATTTGTTATTTATAGAATTTAAATATAATACTGAAGTACTACCAACACCATCATTAAAAGTAGAATTTTGATCTATAAAATTAGCAAAATCACTTTTATACAATTTTTGGTAAATTTCCATCATTGCCATTTTAATTATTTGTTTCGCTAAATTAATAATGTATACTTGTTGACTATCGGTTAAATTTCTAAAAATAAAATCTCTAGCAATAAAATAAGAAATTGATCGACCAACTGTATTTACTAAATCTTTAAATATATTTCTATAAGTTCCAGTACCTTTAATTTGATTATCTTGTATATTTATTTGTTGATAATTATAAAATTCGGTCAAACTTATTTCTACATTATTATTAGTTGAAGTACTTTGTAATCCGCCAGTATTCTCATATAGTAGTTTAAATAAATTTGTAATATTAATAGAAACATCACCTGAATTTGTTGTATTACCATATATTCTTAATGTCATATCATTATTATTATTTGTAGAATCAATAAGTTCTATAAGATTAGCACCCGTTACTGTAATATGATTTCTATTATCTGTATTATTTCGTATTCTAGTACTTGTAGCATCTGTAATTATTGAAAAATCTTTATCTAAAGATAAAATATTAAATTTAACTTTATCATTAGTAACAATAAATGATATAAAAAATGAAGCTGGCTTATTATCAATAGTAGTAGATATAATATGTAAAAATCCATTCTTATTAATTGTAGTTAAACTCGCAACATATTTTTCTGGAAGATTTTTTATTACATTTTCAACACTGTTCTCTACATATGAAGAAAAAATTTGTTTTTCAGAGTCAGTTAATGTTCTATTTGTAGTTATAGGTCTACTTGCACCTGAATCATTAACTGACCCAGCGTGTTCTTTTTTTTCAGAAATTTTAATGATCACAAAAATAATCAGTATAACACCTACGATTATAACTATCTGTTTTTTTGTTAATTCCATTTATATAATATATAATATTTAATCTTATATTTTTATTTTATTTTTTATAAAAATTATTTAAGTCACGTTTATTTAATAAATTAATATATTTATTAAAAATTTATTAGATAGTATGAAAAAATACTTAATTTAAGAGGGGGCTTAAATTAAGCACTTTACGGTACCTATGATTGATTTAAATTTGCTTTAACTTGCTTAGTTAACTTGCTTAGTTAACTTGCTTTAATTAACTTGCTTTAGTTAACTCTGAATTTTTTTTTATTGATAAATATATACATCATTCGCATAAGGGCCTCCAGTTCCATTCCTACACATAGGTGATGTTCCTTTTCTGTTATATGGTACATATTTTGCATTAGTAAAACATGCATTACGATCTTGAATAGCATATAAATCGTGATTTTTAGATTTAGCTAAATTCTCACATGCACGATGTGGATAGTTTACGTCTACTCGTGTATAACCACCTGGTATTGTTCTAGCAGCATCATCCGCAAAACATCCAATAGGTTTCCAAGTTGGAGATTCCCATATTGTATTACCTGTGTTATCTACTAATAATAGTTTATTATTAGCGATTTTTAATCTAGAATTATTTCCAATTACATCACCAGTTACATTACCTATTACATCACCAATTAAAGTGCCAGTTAAAGTGCCTGGTACATTGGTTGCTTGTGATGGTGCTTGGCTTTTAGCTTGTGTTTGTGCTAGTGCTTGTGTTTGAGCGTATGATCGTGCTTGTGTTTTAGCTGGTGCTGGTGTTGGTTGTGATACAGTTGTAGTCATAATACCATTTGACCCAGCGTGTTCTTTTTTTTCAGAAATTTTAATGATCACGAAAATAATCAGTATAACACCTACGATTATAACTATCTGTTTTTTTGTTAATTCCATTTATATAATATTTAATCTTATATTTTTATTTTATTTTATATTAAATTATTTAAGTCACGTTTATTTAATAAATTAATATATTTACAATATAATATAATAAATTATTAATGGCTGACATTTTTGATAAGAATTTAGATAATATAAAAATAACCCAAGATGATAAAGATTCAATTCCAATAAGAATACAATTTATTAAAAATTTATTAGATGGTAAAGACTTACAACCTCTTGTAAACTTTGATTCAACTGATACAGAAAATTTTGTTTGTAGAAATTCAAATGATAATGAAAGTGGAGATTCTTATGATACAAGAGTAGTATTAAAAAAGAGAATTTTAAATTTTAAAGATATTATTACTCAAATTGGTGGAAAATTAAAATATATAAAAAGTGGTACAACAGGTCATACATTTAAAGGTATTTCAGAAGATGGTAATTTTGAATATGCTGTAAAGGTTGTAGCATATCCAAAAAAAGAAAGATATGGTAGTATTAATGATGTTAGAAGACCAGAAAATGCCGAATTAATGATGTTAAAACTACTTAGTTATTTTATTGTTAAAAGACAAACACCACATTTAATTATACCATTCGGTACATTTAATACAAACATTGATACTTTTATAAATCTTGTAAAATTAGATAAGATAGATGAAAAAAATGAAAGATATAAAGAATTTGTAGAAAGATATAATAATAATGATTTTAGTTCAACTGTATCAATTTTAATAAGTGAATGGGCAAATAAAGGTGATTTATTAGATTATTTTAGAAATAACTATAAAAATTTTAGTCTAATGCATTGGAAAGTATTCTTTTTTCAAATATTATCTGTTTTGGCAATTATTCAATCTAAATATCCAGCATTTAGACACAATGATATGAAAGCAAATAATATTTTAGTTCAAAAAATAGGTATTAAAAAAGAATATTATAGATATTTGGTAGTTGGTGCAAAATATAAAGTACCAAATATCGGTTATCATATTAAATTATGGGATTTTGATTTCGCATGTATTCCAGGAATAGTTGATAATATAAAGGTATCATCAAAATGGACTAAAAAAATTAATATTACTCCTGAACAAAATAGATATTATGATACACATTATTTTTTTAATACATTAATTAGAAAAGGATTTTTTCCACAAATATTAACAGATAATTGTGTTCCACAAGAAATTAAAGATTTTATTGGAAGAGTTGTTCCAAAAAAATACAAAGATTCTGATGAATTTGTACATGAAAAAGGTCGTATTCTTGTTAATGATGAATATACTACACCAGACGAATTATTAAAAAAAGATCCACTTTTTGAAGAATTTAGATCTACAGAACACAAGCAGACCCAGCCATCAGGAATTAAATATGATTTTAATAAAATTTTGAGTATCGATAGACCACCACAAGAAGATAATTTATTTATTAAAAATAAAATAAGTAAAAAAGATTCAAAAAAAGGGTCAAAAAAAGATTCAAAAAAGGGTTCAAAAAAAGATAAGAAAGATAAATTAGAAAAAAAGAAAACTGAAACATTTACTAAAAATATAGATATTATAAAATTATTAGGTAGTGAAAATAATTCAAATAAAGAAAAATTAAAATTATTAGAAGATAGATATTTAAAAAAATAGATATTTAAAAAAATAGATATTTAAAAAAATAGATATTTAAAAAAATAGATATTTAAAAGAATAGATATTTAAAAAAAATAAATAAATTAATTTTATATCTTTTAAATATTATTAATATCACGATGATTTTTAACAATACATTCTAGAATGTAGTCATAGTTTTTATTAGTAATACCACAAATATTAATACGTCCATTGGGTAATAAATAGATATGATATTTATTTTGAAGGGAAGTAATTTCTTCTGGTGAAAATCGTAAAAGTGAAAACATACCCTTACCTTTTTTAATATTATTTGGAATACCATTATCTTCTAAATCCTGACCAAATTTTTGACGAAATACATTAATACGATCAGCCATTTCTTTAATTTTTTGTTTAAATAATTTTACATATTCTTCTGAACCCAAATATTTTTCCATTAAAATATCAGAACCATGACGAGGAGTATTTGAAATATTTATACGAATTAGTTGTTCAATATTTGCCTTAACATTTTCTGTATCTAAATCTTTCTTTGGACGAAAAAATAGAGCACCTGTACGATGCCCATATACATCACCAATTTTACTATATGAAAGACATACAAACATATCAATATTTCTTTTTAAACCCATTTTTAAAAAATTAGTTTCATTATTAAAATCTCCAGATAATCCAAGATAAGCAGTATCAAAAATAATTGTTACATTATTTTTTTCAGCATAATCAAGAATTTTAGTTTTCTCTTGTAATGTATATTCGATTCCTGTAGGATTATGACATGATGTTTGAATAACAATAACATTTGGAGGAGTAATATCTTTACAATATTTTGAAAGAAAAAAGTCAAGTGTAATTATATCATTTAAAATATTTTTACCCTTAAAAACTTGTTGATGATTTGGCCAAGTTGGAAGGGGGATACCATAAGTTACCTCTTGATTACGATTAAATTTAATAATTTGTTCAGCTAAGCTAAGAGCACCAGTTCCACCACATGTTTGAAATTTAAACATATTCTCATTAAAAACATCATCAAATACAAACTTTTCAGACATATTTAAAAAATTATTATCACCACTTAGTGGAAGATAACTATCTTTTATAGGGGGTAACACTCCTTCAGCATTTGCATAAATACCAATACCAAGATTAACTTTTTTAGTAGATTCATCATTTCTAAAATTATTTTGAGTTTTAAAAATAATATCTTCTTCTATTTTATTAAAAACACCAGAAAAATATGACTCACTCTTAATTAAATCACTCTTAATTAAATCACTCTTAATTAAATCACTCTTAATTAAATCACTCTTAATTAAATCACTCTTAATTAAATCACTCTTAATTAACTTATTATTAACTAAAATTGGTGATAATTTAATATTTAAATTATGTTCATAATTTTTGTTTCGTAAATAAGATTCTGGTATAGCTTGTGCTTCTAAATGAGAATATGATTTTGATGAATTTTTATAAGATAGAGGACGAGCTATATCAACTAAACAATGATAATTACGAATATTATTAAAAGATTTAGTAGAGCGCAATATTTGATGATACATTATTATATTAATATAGTTAATTAATAAAAAATAATATAACATTATTATTAACTTAATTATTCAATTTTTTTATTTGTAAGTTAACTAATTTATTTCTAAGTTAACTAATATATGAGTGAAAACGTTTATGATAATATTGATTATTGTTTAAACTTATTATATGAATCAATATATAGTTTAAAAACAGATGAATGTTATACATTTAATACAATTAACAAAAAAGAAATAATATTAGATGATATAAAAAAATCAGATGATTTCAATTATTCTGATGTATTAACTGGAAAAATAAATAAAATGGGTATTTATAATAATCGTTTACATTATAAAAAAGATGGTACATATCCATATACAATTTCAATTGGATTTATAAATAATAAATACAATAAAAATGATTTATTACGTCCAGAATTATACAACATGGCAATGATGTATATGTCAAGTGAATTAGTATTTGAAGAAAAATTTAATCATACATTATTACCAATAATGTGTTTCGATATAAATAAATCAAAATTAATAAAAATCTTTCCTAATTTAGAAAAAGATTTTGAAGATAAATATCAAAAAGATAATGATAATATGTATGTTATTGTTACTGAACATTTTTTTAAAATGCAAACATTAAGAGAATATCTTGAAGAAAATATAAAAACATTAAATGATAACAATTTAAAATCTATATTTTTTCAAATATATTTAACTCTTTCAAAATTATCAGAAAGATTTAGTAAATTTAGACATAATAATTTAAATTTAGATTCAATAAGAGTATATTTAAAAGAAAAAAATAATGATAGTTATAAAATTGGAGAACAAACGTATATTATACCAAATAATACAATTGAAATTAAATTAACAGATTTTGATAATAGTTATCATATTGGTGAATATATTAAAAATAATAACAGCGAAATATTATTAAATAATGGTAATATAGAAAATCCATATTATGATGTACATTATATAACAAATTTAATATATTTATTTTTACAAAATAAAAGAATGGAAAATTCATATAAATTATTACAAAATTTTTCTGAATTTTTTAATGAAATTATTCCAGAAAAATATAGAATTAATAATTTAAATAATTTAGATAAATTTACTGGATTAGATCAAGAAAAATATAATAAAAATCAAGATAATTTAATTTATTCTGCAAATATTATTAAAAAAAATAATATCTTTAAGAATCTTATAATGGAAAATATAAAAGAATCAATTAGTACTCTAAATTTAAAGGATTCAAAAATTAATTATATAGATTCTAAAAATTTAAATAAAATAAAAAATAAAAATTCTAATCAATATTATAGAATGATTAAAGGAAGTAGAAAAATTGCCTTACCAGAATTATCATCTGTTAGCGATATGAGTGATGTAAATCAATTAAGTAGTATATCAATGAGCGGTGGAAAACCAAAGAAAGGATCCAAAAAATCACATAAAAAACTTGAAAGTATTAGTTCAACATCAATTTCTTTTACTGATAGTGCTACAGCAACCGCCAGAACTGCTAGATCAGCTACTGCTAGATCAGTTAATCCAGAATTAACAAGCATTTCATCTGTTTCAGTTGGTGGTAAAAAATCAAAATCTTCAAGTTCTAGTTCAACTGGTTCAAGTTCTTCATCAACTACTGAAAAAAAATCAAGTTCATCATCTTCATCAGCATCAACATCTGTTTCAGAAGATCATAAAAAAATAAAATCCTCAAAAAAAGATAGAGGTTATGCACCAGAATTAGCTAATGTTCCAGAAAATTATTTTGATCTTGCTCCAGATCATATGATTCAAAAATATCAAAACAATCACAATGAAAGTGGTATGGGACATGAACAAATGGCTCCAGAAGGTATGGGACAAATGCCAATGGGACAAATGCCTATGGGACAAATGCCTATGGGTCAAATGCCAATGGGTCAAATGCCAATGGGACAAATGCCACCACAAATGATGTTACCACCAATGCCAGCTGAAATGCAAGCATTGAAAAATGGAATGGGTGGTCCTGGTGGTCCTGGTGGTCCAGGTGGCATGGGAGCTATGGGACCAATGCATAATCAATTAAATGTTCCAATGATGGAAAATAATCCAATGGCTCAATTTATGGGACAAATGCCACAAATGGGTCAAATGGGTCAAATGGGACAAATGGGACAAATGGGTCAAATGGGAATGCAAATGGGAGGTGGTAATATTAGAAAATACAAACTTGTTAATGATAAAAAGTTTTTTTTTTGAAGGGTGGAGCTGAAAAGATTATACCTCAATATATTGAACCAAAATTTAATCCAGGAGTACCTAATGAGCAAAAAGAAATAAATGCACAGCGTTATGGAGAACAACAAGTTGTTGCTGAAAGATATAAACAAAATCAACAACAAGATAAACAATTAATTAATTTACAAGTTTATCAACCACAAAAACCAAAACCAGATCCAAAACAAGAAGGCTTTTCAATGGGTCCATCTGCATTTAATACAAATCCATTTTTTCCACCACAAATGGCAAATATGTTTAATCCAATGGCATCGTCTATGTTAGGTGCTATGTATCCAATGACTGTAAATTTAAATAAAATTTATGAAGTAAATACTACAGGTCCAGCTGATCCACATAGTAGATTACAAATGATTTATGAAGATTTAATTCCTGGTAAATCGGTAACAACAACATTTAAGACTCTTGGTGAAAGAACTACACAAGTACAATATATTAGAAGCATATTATTTCAAAAAGGAGATGGAACAGAAGTAAACTTGGATGGTAGATCATCAAATAGTTTATTATCTCATATGAAATTTTTAGAATTAAATCCATTTAATACTAATAGATTTTCAGATAATCCTTACAAAGGATTACCAGATGGTTTCTTAATTTATAGAACATGTTATCCAATTAAACGTTCTGAACCATTCGGTCAAGCTACATGTTCTAAAGATTCTATGGCAATTAATGTTAGAATTTATAGATTAAATGCTGGTGGTTATTTATTAAATAAAGAAAATAAATCTAAATATTATGAATATGATCAATGGAGAGAAATAGCATATTATGAATATATTAGAGAACATATTCTAAAAAAGAAACTTTGTCCAAATTTTATAACATTATATGGTTATTATTTGTGTAAAAGTTCTGGTATTAAATTTGATAAAATAACAGAAATTAATATGGGTGTACCAAATCCACTTCGCCCCCCATCAAATCCATTAAATGATTTAAATATATGGGATAGAAATAATCCTCAAAATCAAGATCCTTTTGTAACAACAATAGTAAAAGGATTAAGAGAATTAAATCCAGGTCATATTATTCAAAAATTAGATGCTGAAAGAAATCTTCAAAATATACAAATGACTCAACAACCAGTTGATTTAAATAAATATTCTGGAGAAGTTATTGTAGCATTAACTGAATCTCCAACATATACATTAAGTACATGGGCCTCAAAAATTTATCAACAAGAAGGTAATACTCGAAGAATGATAAATGTTGGTTTTCATAATGAAAGTGTATGGAAATCAATAATATTTCAACTTATGGTTGGTTTATATGTAATGAAAATACATAATATTTATATTAAAGATTTTAGTATTAAAAATAATGTATTCATTAAAGATCTTAATGTTGATGGTTCAATAATTAATTTCTGGAAATATAGAATTAATGGAGTTGATTATTATATACCAAATCACGGATTTGTTGTGTTAATTGATAGTAATTTTAAAGATTTTGATATTATTCCAACTGGAACTATTGCTAATGTTGGTAATAAGAGTTATAAATTAGATGGACCTTTATTTGATATGGGTAATACACTTGGAGCAAATTCAGATTCTAAATTTCTTGACATGTTTAAGGCTGGTATTGATTCAAATAACTTTGGTCCAGATTTTGTAAATGAAGGTGGAACACCACCAGACCAAATAATTTTAGATTTGTTATCAAGAATGTTTAGCGACGGAGATATCAATATAGAAAATTATTTTACTAAATATATGACTAAATTTATGAATAATAGAATTGGTACTTATCTTAAAGAACAAGAAATTATTCATATTAGAAAAGATGATTTAAGAGACTTTAAAAAGGGACAAATTTTAGTTCACGAAGAAGGTACTGGAATATATAGATTTGTTCTTTATTTAGAAACATCAGGTGGTGTTGCTAAAGTATTAACAAAAGGTAGAACTTCACAAAATGATCCACAATATATTGATAAAGATAAAGAAATCATTATTCAAGTTGATGTTCAAATAACAACTTTATCTAACTATTCATTAACAGAACCTATTTCACAAAACTTTAAACCAAATGAAGCCAATTTATCAGAAGATAATTTATTAGAAACATATAATATTATTGTATAAAAAAATTTTTTATTAATTAGTTAGATAAGTAATTAACTAAGTAATTTAATAATAAATTATTTTAATAATAAATTATTTTTTTTGTTTTTTTATTTTTAGTTAACTAATTTATATATATATATATATTATATATAATGTCCGGATATTTAACAAATCAAAATTTTGCACAATTAAATCCTATACCATCATATAAACGTAATCTACCATCTAATTTTGATAAATTAACTTCATCTGTTATATCATATCAAAATCAAAATGATATATCAAGTGCAAAAAATAAAGATTATAAAAATAATAATGCTGAAGCGTTTTATGAAAAATATCAACAATCATCATCTACTCAAAATTATGATAGAGCGAGACAAGCAACGCAAGGATTTTTTGAAAAAAATGAAATAACTAAAATATTTTTTTCTGATGAAAATATGTCAAGAATACAAAAAAAAATTAGAGAAGAAATTTATAAAAGAACACGAGGTCAATATACATTAGAAGAGGATCAAGATAAATCTGATTTAATGATTGCAATGAGAGCTATTTATTTAGATAAATGCAAAAATTTATCAGACCAACCTGTTAGACAAGTAAAAATATTAAATCAATATACTGTTGATTATATTATTCCTGATATGATTACAAATATTAAACAATATTTTGGTTATATTAAAGATATTAATAATCCTATCACTCCAATTATGCGCCCAATGAATGTTAATAATGCTGGTAGAAAATTATTACCATCTATTACAACTTTGTGGAGATAGATGGACAAACAAAACTATAAGTTTTGTTTTGTCTCATCTATCAGAATAAAGTTCCAAAAAATAAATATATTTTTTGCAACTTTGTGGAGATGAGTAAATTTATTTACTGATCCGCCCAAAGTGTTTAATTCCCACATAAAGTTCCAAAAAATAAAATTTATTTGTAATGTGTTTAAAAAATCATTTATTAATATATAATAATATATTAATATGTTTTGTTGGAGGAGATTTTGTAATAATGATAGAGAAGATAAAAAAATTTTAATTGAATTTTTTAAAAATTCTACAGATAAAATAATAAATCAAATGGAAATATATTATTCAAAAACTTATAATACTGAATTTAAATTAACTAATAGAGAATTAACTAATAGAGAATTGTGTAATGAAAATTATCATTATACTTTAATTAATAATGATAATACACAAAAATTAGTAGTAGAAGGTAAATTAATTAAGAATAATTTTACCTATAAACTAATAATATATAATGCTATTCGTATAAATATAATAAATATTAATGATAATAAATATTAATGATAATAAATATTAATGATAATAAATATTAATGATAATAAATCTGAAAAATATTAAATAATTTATAAATATATATTAAATGTGTTTTTCTAAAAAAAAATCTAATACAGAAAAAACAAAATTTATAAAAAAATCAAAAATATCGAGCAATTATGAAATATTTAAAAAATATAATACAACTGAAATAAAAAAAGAAACATTAAATAATAATTATAATAAATTAGAATCTGATATTTTAGTTGAATTACATTCTAGTACTATTAAAGGACTAATATTAGCAATAGAAAAATATTTTAATAATTGGTATAATTTTGCTGATTATAAAGTAATTGGTTCTTTTGAAAAAAATAATAAATCATATTATGTATTATCTGATAATATTACAAAACAACAAATTAAAGTAAAATATTCTATAATAGATAAAATATCAATAAAAACAATAATAGTTTATGAAGTAATACATAGTGTATGAAAATATAATATATAAAGATAGAATATAAAGACTGTACCGTAAAGTGCTTAATTTAAGCCCTCCTTAAATTAAGAACTTTTCGCTAGCGTGAGTGTCAAAAACTTAAGACCCCGTAGGGGTCTTAAGATTGGCACTTTACGGTACCGTAAAAAATTATTTGCAAGCAAATAATTTTTAAGGCTGCACAATTTATTTATTTAACAAAAATATTTTTATATATTAAAAATTCACAGAATTTTTAATATTTAATTAATAATTTATGCTGAATACATGAATACTGTACCGTAAAAATTTTAATACTAATGTATTAAAATTTTAAAGCTCCTGCATTTATGGTGTTAAACTTAATATATTTATTTATAATTAATTTTCAATTAATTATAAATTAAAATAATTTATGCTGAATACATGAATACTGTACCGTAACGGGAACCAAGATTGTTAACACTTTCACGGTCGTTGCGGTTATCTTCACGGGCAATGAGTGAAATTGGGTTATTTGATACATATTTGCCATCAGATTCAGTCATGTAGTTGGCAAGGAGTGGGTTGTAGTAGAAGTTTTCATCAGTGTTTCTTACTTGGTCTTTTCCTTTTGGAATGATTATAGCGGATGAACCACCGACAATGTTTTCAGCTACTGGTGGTCTGTAAACAGTTACAATTGATCTGAGACCAAGGAGTGTATCACCAATGCGGAGTTCATAATCAAATTGGAGTGGGGTATCATTGATGGCAGTTTGACCAACGTTCCATGATTGGTATGGAATTGATGTGTATGAAACACGGAAATTGAGTTTTGAAATGTTTACGGCTTGGTAGCGTCTGTTGGCATAGAAGAAGATAACATCTTGTGTGAACATAACTGAACGGTGTTTTGGAACAAGTGTCTTGTGTTCAATAAAGAAGTCTGATTGTGAAAGAGCACGTTCAAGACTCATGTTAATACCTTGTTGTGGTTGGTAGAGTGTTGGAAGTCTAACATTAACAACTGGAATGTTGAGGAAGGTAGTGCGTGAAAGAGCGTTAAAGTTGCTGTTACCCATGAGTGTACGTGATGTTAATGTTGTGATTTGGGCAAATGTTGGGCGGAGTGAGAAAACTGCGAGGAGTTTACGGAGAACTGAGCCTTCATCTTGAACATTAACCATGTCTGGTGAATCAAAATATGACCAATCGTATTGTGTGAGAACACGAAGGAGACCAGTAATACCATCATCAGCATCGTAACCAGCAAGTGAGTAGAGACGGCCTTGGCGGAGGTTAAGAACGTTCTTCCAGAGTTCAATTTGAATCTTGAAGCGTTTAAGAATGTTGGTGATTGGTGTATCATCACTGAAGTAAGCTAAACTGTTTGGATCATTAACGATATCCCATGTAAGGTGCCATTCAGCTTCCATTAT